TCACAAATGTCGTTAATATTTGTTTTTAACTCTGTGTAGGTCATCGTCATAATTTATGCCATCGGACCACGAGCGAATAAACCTTTAGTAGCCGCACCTGTACCACGCACTTTTATTTTACGGTTAGTGGGCTTCTTCACCGGACCACCATTTTTCATTTTCTTTATTTCCTTTGGTTTTGTCATACTATCCTTTGTTGGCATGGGCATGGGTCTACTTTTAGCATTTTTCTTTGGTTGTTTTACTGGTTTTTTAATTTTAACTTTCCCTGCTGCTCTTGTCATACAATACTCCTTAAACTGTTACTGTAACTGTACCTACGCTACCTGTTGCTACCAAATCATTAGGGGTTAAACCAAAAGGATCTTGTCCTCCTCCCACTGGGTTATAACCCCACTGTATATTTCTACTACTAAACGGTCCAGATTCTACTATACTTTTATCTGGACGTGGATCACGTATAGCTTGTGGATCATCTACAGGAAACTCGCCTAACTTTAACTGTGGATGATCTGGATTCCAACACTCATTACAAGCCTTTAAATTAGTGTTGCGTCCTTTCTCTATTAAATCTCGTAGATCCTTTAACTTATATTGAAACCCACATATGTCACAATCAGCTATGGCTCTTTTGTTAGATGCAAACCTAGCCATCAAACATACCCTATACGAGGAACAAACCTAGCAGGTGATTTCTCTCTATCTTCTCCGGCAGCTAACGCAAATTGTTCTTCATACATAACTTTTAACATCTCTATTCTAGGAGCCAAGTCAGGATCTTTCATGGCTATGTAATAGGCCAATCCCGCCACTAGACAAGGCAAGAATCTAAAATTCATGTCGGCTGTTTCTACACCGCTACCAGCATCTTGTATACGTCTCATACGATAGTATTTAAAAACATAATAACTACTTTGATCTGGAACAGGCCACACGTTTATCTTCGGGTTATCGCGTAACCTCTCAATGTAAACCTGTATGGGTCTACCTTGTGTTAACTTGTTAGGGATTGATGCGTAAGTGCTTACACTAATACGTGTTATAGTAAGATCAGACTGTGTTGCAGTCACTCCACTATCTGTGCGAATAACTTGTTCTAATAAATCTATAGTATCTGCGGGTAGATCGTATTGAGAAGTCCCCTCGACCATATTGATAGTGCCTTCATCTATGGTCCAAAGATTGATACCACGATTCTGCCATTCTATAGTTAACAAATTCATAGAACGTCTGGCGGTTCTAAGATCGTAACCAGAACGCATTTCACGACCTGCACGTTCCCACGCTTCTTCAGCGATCTCCGTGAAGTTCATGTCAAATGCTGTAGTTCCTGAAGTAGCCATTATAACCCCTTATATAAAAAGAGTTTTCTTCCTTCTATTCTCCATGACTTGACCACAGCCTTTGGCTATCTTCCGCTTTCTTCTGGCAAGTCCACCACCACTTAATTTTACCGTTGCTGGTTTTGTATTTTTAACCACAGTTTTACCTTTAGACCCTTCACGTTTTTTCTTACGTGCAGTCTTAGCTCGTTCTTTTTTACTTAAAGACTGAGCTTTACTTCTAGGTAAACATCGATCAGGGTTCTTTTTGTCCTTAGACGTACCACACTTACCCTTAATCTTACCGTCAGTGCCTATACGCACCCAGTCTTGTTGTACCCACTTCTTTAGTTCACCCATTACTTTTTCTTCTTTTTAGATCCTTTTGCGTAATTAGGATCTTTACAGTATTTAGAAGCAGCCATATTTGCATAAGCTGACGGGTAAGTATCAAAGGTGCGTTTCGCCCAAGCCTTGCCAGCCGGACAAATCTTGCCACCTTTTTTATAGTATCGTCTCATCGCATTTTAGCTGGACGTACACCACGCTTGGCTATTCCTGCTCCTCGCACTTTACCCTTACCTGTCGTCTTCTTAGCACCACCTTTAGTGGACATGCCACCTTTGGCGTAACCTTTGGTGTTCATCATACCACCACCTTTCATACCGCCTTTTGTCATACCACCAGCTTTCATATAACCCATGTCGTTACGAACTTTTGTCGGTAGTTTCTGTAAACCTTTCTGGTCTGCGGTAGGTTTTTTAAGGGCACCACCTTTCTGATAGCCTTTGGTCATACCACCACCTTTCATACCACCTTTGGTGCCCATCTTGGTGTTCATCATGCCGCCTCCTTTCATCTTAGGCATCTTTGAATCAGGTTTCTCCATCCGCGTCTCTTCTTTGCTAGGAGTAATAAATTTACCAGAACGTGTTTTACCTTCTTTTCGGTTTAAATAATCACGTAAAGACAATCCACTTTTATCTAAATCGTCTTTGGTAACCGCTGCCATCTTTTTGCCGCCTTTATCATAATACAAAGACCCTGCTTTTTTAGCCGCAGCTATAGTTTTAAAATCTTTATAACTTGTAGTGCTCATATCTGCTTTAGCTTTTGGTGGAGGCTTTGGCGGGGCTTTTGGTTTGCCAGCTAAAACTTCTTTACTTTTCTTGGCTACAGTATCTGCTTTCTTGCCAAGGTCTTTAGCGGTTTTCTCAGCCTTACCTAAATTAAGACCCTTACCAACAGGTTTTGGATCTTGCGCTTTAGGAGCTTTTACAGTTCTTTTCTTTTCACTAGCAGCTTTTGCAATTTTAGATGCCCTAGATGGTTCTTTTTCTTTTTTAGCTTTAGCTCGCCCAAGACTCCTAACATTTTTTTGAGTAGGTTTTTCTTCAGAAGCAGCTTTAGCCTTACTCCGTTGAAGCCTTCTAACATTTTTTCGGGTAGGCTTTTCTTCAGGTGCAGCTTTAGCTGCCCTAGCCCTAATATTTCTTTGGTTAGGACTCTCTTCAGTATTAAGAAAAGATTTTATTTTGTTCCCAAGACCGCTAAATAATTTGTCTCTAGCTGCCTGTTTGCGTTCTCTAGCCATGATACAACTCCCTAACTTTGCACTGCTTTAGCTGCCGCTTTTGCATCAGCCTTAGATACGATTTTAATGGTTGGTTCTGCTGCGGGTGCTTTAGCTGGTGCAACCACAGGTTTCTTTGTCGTCTTCGCTTTACTCTTCGCCATCTTCAGTCTCCGCGTATAGATTATCAAATGTTATGCTTGGGTCCATATAACTATCATCACACTCAGCACTATGTGTCCACTGGCTGGGTCTAAAATCTGGTGGTCCTTCTCCATGCGCCCAAAGTGCAGGATTGGTAACTCTTACCCTGTTGTTAGGTAGAGCTACTATATTACCCGTCCAAGGTCCAGCATCTGTCAGTTCTAACACATGACTCTGTTTATGTTGAGCAGGATCATCTGATATGTGGCTGTCAGTGTAATCTACTGTAAACATATACCTGCCAGTGTGAAACTCTCCGTTTATTTTACATATCCAAGGACTAGAACTTGTTCTGTCGTAGATATGCACCTGATGATTACGAGAACTACAATCCCAAGGTTGACATAATCTTGGTGTCATAGCTTCAGGCCATTCGTCTAATATGGTGTCTCCTACTAATGCAGTGATAGGCATACGTGCCCACATTGCTCCACCATGTACGTTTGGCTCGTTGTCATCATCGTATGTTTCTGCTCCCGTAAAAACTAAATGAAAACTTAAACATCTATCGGGTATACACGTTACTGCTATTGCAAGTGCATGAAGATACTCTCCATGATACTGTTGATGATTGTGCGTATACTCCCTCCTCACCCAACATTTGAAGTGAGGTATATTCGACTGCAAATATGCCACTTAGCATCTCCATCTTTTTCTCGCTTGCCTTAACCTAGAATTAGGATCTTTGGCTGCTTTTGGAAATTTTTTCATCTGCCCAGCGGATCTAGCGCAGTAGGACTTACGTCTAGCTGCTCTTTTGCCTGTGGGCTTCTTTTCTGTGACGGCTGTTTTTAGTTTGCTGCCGGGATTTTGCCGTCGATATTTAGCCACCCCTTTAGCTGTCATACCCGCGCCAGACTTAGTGGGGCGTTTATCCCCACTTTTTATGGACATACCTTTCATGCCCTTGTCTTTACGGACTTTACCACCGTTTTTATAGTAACTACGCATAGAACACAGTTATAGAAGACATCTTGTCTTGTGTGTACGATACATATCCACCATCAACAAACAATATCCCATCATCTGGAATATCAGGATACTGAGTTGTATTCGCTGCACCTACCGTGTTGAACTGCATACGTATTTCTCCAGAAGAATCAGTCTGACGAAATGTAATAGTTCCGGCATTAGCAGTGTTTACTGCATACAATCCTTTTAACCGCATACGTCCTTGAAACATTGGGGCAACAATAGAAGTTCCCGATCCGGCACTTACGTTACCCGCTGGATCTCCAACAGCAGTTATAGATGTAATCGTAGCAAATATTTGTGACCCTGTTGCTGTGCTAGTATCCGCACCTGTTATAGATTCGGTAGCGGCTGCACCTGTTTCATCAGTACCCACTGCGGTAAAAGAAATACCAGAGTCATCACCAGCACTTAATATAGTGATATTTCTAGGTTGGTCAAATGTAACACTACCACCGGAGGCTAAAGCACCTCCGATAGTGAGTGCAGCATTATTACCAACAGCAGCGGCTGTGGATATACCATCAGGATCAGCAGTTGCGGCCTCTATAAAAGTCGATTGAATATCAGAAGACATAATTTACTCCCGTCTTAATTAAAGATACTGAAACTCGACAATGTACTTAACAGTTGTTGCTGCTGTAGCCAAATCAGACGATAGAGCCTTCAAACGAGCATGAAGTGTTCTTTCAGTCGAACTGTACAATGTACTTGCAATTACAATCGCTTCAGAAGTAGCAGGTCCACCGACAACACCAGCAGTTGTAGATGTGCTTACAAACTGATTTGCCGCATGACCATGAGAGTTCTGAATGATATACAATGGTGCATTAGCAGTCCAAGTTACTGCGGAGCCTCCATCATCAAGAATAGCTTTTTCATCAATGATTTGACCTCCACCTGCGGAAGTACCAAGGTCAAAGTCAAGATCATCTCCGCTGCTACCGCCTGTAACAATGTTACCTGCTGGTATAGCAATAAGGTTGCGAATGATTGTGTCTGCTGGTTGAGTAAAAGAAACATCTACGTTTGTACTATGTGTAACTGCAATAGTGCCTGTAGTTACAGAAGTCCAAGAATGT